TTGACCTTGCTACGTCATATCTGACGGAAGAAAAGTGTAAGCCTATTACGCTGGGAAACAAGTTGTACTTCGCGGCTAAGTCTGGTCGTGACGCTATTGTCTTTGAGTACACATATAACGATGAACAGGTGTCTAACGTAGCGTCCGACATCACGCTCCATGCGCTGGGATACATTCCAGCCCCCATCGGGCGGATGGCTGGTGACCCGACTAATGATATGCTGATGCTATTGTGTGACGAAGAACCTAACGCTCTATACATATATAAGATGTATTCGGATGGTGGCACAAAGGCGCAGTCAGCGTGGGCGAGATGGACTTACGGAGACGACACAAAAATCAAATGGATGGAAGTAATTGATGGCGAACTATACATGGTCTTGTCGCGCAACGGCACGGTGTTCTTCGAGAAAACTTTCTTACGTTACGAACTCTCTGAAGATAAACATCCGTACCAAATCGCAATGGACAGACAGGTCGCAATTACCGGCGTTTATGATGTCACAACAAATAGAACAACGTGGACAACACCGTATCTGCATCAAAACAAAGCCAGCATTATTCTTTCGACAGATTTTCCAGTTGGTCAAAAAGGTGAAGTTCTTACAATCCAATATCCAACCAGTAATACCGTTACGGCGGTGGGTAACTACAGTGGCGGAGACGCGATAGCTGGTGAGGTCTTTACGTCATCCGTGACGTTATCGAACTTGTACCCGCGTGACCCAAACAACTTGAGGATTGCTATAACGTCTGGTCGTTTCCAGCTTCGTAACATCTCCTTAAACTACAAGACCACTGGTTTCTTCAAAGTCGAAATTACACCTGAGTTCCGTCAGCCTGTTACCTTCCAGTTTACTGGGCGTGTTGTGGGCAGTGGTACTTCTAAAGTTGGTGTCGCACCGGTAGAAGAATTGGGTCAGTTCAGAGTTCCAGTGAGAGCTAATTCTAATAAAGTTAAGATTAGGATTTTCAACAACACTGAGAAACCATTCAACATCACATCAATCGATTATGTGGGCTATTTCAACGAAATTACGAGACAGGGGTAACATCATGTGTATGGCATTAATGGTCGCACAATTAGCGATGACCGCTGTCGCGGCACAACAAGCTCAGAAACAAGCCAAACAAGCGGCGAATGCAGCAGCGGCAAACGCGAAGTCTCAGTATGCGGCGGCTAAAGCTAACACTGAAGCACAGTATGCTGAGACTAATCGTAAGATTGCTGAATCACAGATTGATGCATTGGATGAAAGGTCTGAGGCAATCAGAGAGTCGAACTATGCGATGGGAACATTTCGTGCCGCTGAGACTGCCTTGTCAGACGCATCTCTAGGAACAATTGCATTCGAGCAAATGTATGGCGACAGTCTCGATGCGGTTCGTATGGATCGTACTCAGAAACGAATGTTCTGGGCTTTAGAGTCTGAGAAAGCTGGTGCGGAAATTAACTACATCAATCAAGTTACCGTGGCACAGAATGAAGCCGGTAATCAAATACGAGAAGCTAACGCGAGATCGTCAGAGGCCTTTATGGGGGCTATTGGAAGTGGCTTGAGCATTGGTGCAAATTATAAATATCAGCAAGACACGCTGAAGCTAATGAAAACACAATAAGGAGTTGTTATGGTTGCGCGTTCACAAAATATACTAATGCAGACAAATGCTCCTAGTCAGGTATCTGCTAAAGCCAAGAATCAAACTTTCAATCACGTTCAGGTAAATAAGGTTGCTACTCGCGAGGGGATCAACCCGTTTGCTGGTGATCTCACAAATGCTTTTAACAACTTTTTCAATAAAGCAAACAATGCTCTTTCAACATTACAAGAGAGTGAGTTTCAGGCTGACAAGATGGAAGCCCAACGCGAAGCACAACGTAGACGGACGATAGGTGCTAACGATGCCAAAGAGATGGCCGCATCTAACAACTACGACATGAATGCTGATAAAGCTATGTCCAGTTCTCAAAGTGAATTTGCCGGACAGTATGGTTACAGCCAAGCATTTCAGGAGTCCTACGGGCAAGCTATTGGCGGTAGATGTTGTCTGATATGCAGATTGAATCTGTTGGTGTTAAGCCAGAAGAGTTCGAGGGCTGGGCGGAAGGTTGGTTTAAAACGAGGTTTGGCGATGGTACTGGATCTGAGGTTGTTGACCTACAGGTACAGTCAGCTTTTAACAAACAGTACCAACAGATGCGTGTCGATAAGGCATTCAAGACTATCGAGAACCAGCGTGAGGCGGCTCTAGAAGCTGCAAGTAACTCAGCGATGACCTTCACAAGCCAGAAGGGTGGCTGGGGTCACTCTGAATACAACCAGTTACTGACACAAGTTCAGGGTATTAACCCAACGATGACTGAGGGCAAGGCACGGGCAGCAACGCTCGATATCCTTGCGTCTGCATCGGTTGCTGGTGGTCAGAAGAGCATACATAACCTGTTGTCCTTCTTGACAACACCTCAAATAAATCATCCTGATGAAGCACCCGGGCAATCTCTGGCTGAACGATTTCCTCTAGATATTGCTCAGTTACGTCAGAGTGTTTATGCAAAACAACAGGCATATGTGACTATGGAAGGTCAACAGGCCGCTGCTACGTTTTCAACGGCAGTTGCTAATGCTATCACAAAGACGGATGGTAATACGGCAAATCGTATATCCGCGTTGAAGGGTCTACATGCTGACCTTGGTAAACTTGCAAATACACCGGGCGTAAACGCATCGATGTTTGCAGAGGCTAAAAGCCAGCTAACAGACCAACTTACAACTACACGGGCTTTAGCAACAAACTATGCGCGCCTAGAGCATTTAGCTCAGACGGGTAACTTACACCCTTCACTCAATGGTGAAGAGGTTAAGAAAATACTGCCTGAGATGCTGGGAGAGTTTGACTATAACATCTTAAATAACCAAGACCCAAATGCTGGTGTTAGGGCTGGTAAGATACTAAGAGCTGCTACCGGCAGATTTGGTAATGATGTTCTACATGATGATGTTAAGGACATGGTAACTGCCGGTCTGTTATCTGCCGATCCAAAGGTACAGGCTAACGCACTTAATCTTATTAACAACATGTCTGGCAATGACATGACTGTTGCCGCTCAGATGCTGGGGGATGAATTTGGTAAGTTAAACTTACTGACTGCCGGATCTGATGGTTCTCTCGATATAGATTTAGATATGGCCAACCGCCCTGATCTTATAGCAAGTAGAGAGGCTGTTAAATCGGCTGGTATCGAAAGTTACTTCATCGAAAATTGGGCTGACCTACAGAAAACAGAACGAGCAGCGCCAGTGAACGAATGGTTCACGGGTGTGTCTGAACAGATCGAAGAGAACTTCAACTTGGATGATGGCCCTTTTTTATTTGGCAACAATGGAAGTCCTGATGTGAGTGACCCAGCTATGAAGTTGCTTCGTCAAATCACAGAAGACCAAATTGTCATAATGCGTAATTCCGGCACAGGTCAGGTTGACCCTGATGTGTTACAGAAACGTGTTGCCTCAATAGCTGGCCCACAGTTGGCTATCAATGAGGGTCGCTTAGTGCCTTTTCGTGACGTGCCTAACAACACAATCCCGATTTCTAATAACGTGATGAATCCGTCAGGTGTCATGGAAGATGTCATTGGGAATATGAACAAAGCAGCGGACTCTATCCCAGATGGATTGCGTAATCTTATTGTCGGTGGAACTGGCATGGGCATCATCGAAGACGGTGATGACATTCAGATTAACTATAATGAGATGTTTGCGACCACGGGGGCTAACCTCTATCAGGTCACATCTGGTGGATATAGTATCACCATGCCAATCGGTAAGGAGATGACAGGCAACTTGCAGTATCGTGAAGATGGTGAGTTGTACAGCTTTTGGCAGACTGAAGACAACAACGAGCGCACGTTCACACTGACAGGTAACATCGTGACGGATGAAAGGCTTATGAAGCGTTATGTCCATCCAGCGGTTCGTCTAGTTTCTGAAGACGCACAACCTGGCCAACCAGCATATTATCGTCTAGCTATCGAACCACATTTCTTAGAGGTCGATGGCGACACAATGATGGAAACAGAACTTAAAGCTCTATCTGAGTCATCCAATTGGAAACCATCTGTTCCAGATTATAAGAACATGACGGAAGACGAAATTCAGTCACAGCTATTCTAAGGAGACAACAATGGCGGGAATGTCCGACTATTTTGGAAAAAAGGACACCAGTGTCGCCATGCCAACTGATGGCATTATGAGTGAGGCTGAGTGGACTAACCAGTACTTTAGTGATGTAAACAGAGATATGCGGGCGGGTGGCTTTATGTCACCCACCGATGGGTCTATCAAACAACACTACCACGGCACTAACATCGATAGTGCTATCGATAAGACACACAACGCGGTCTTAAACTACAAAGGCCCCTCTGCTTTTAACACAGAAGATGCTGACTACAATCAGAGCCGTTTCGATTTTATTGCGGCTGAAGAACAGTATCGCAACAGTATGTATATGCTGGATGGTGTGCCACATATTGGCTACGGGTTAAACCTCGCGGCTAATGGTGATATTGCCAAAGAAGTTCTAAAGCTAGACGACAAAGGCTTTACCAAGCTGCTGTCTGGCGAATCACTAATTACAGAACGTCAAGGACGATTGCTGTTTGAAGCAGCCGTCAAAGACGCTGAGAATGTAGTTTCAAATAAGTTAGAAGGAGTTCCCCTAAATGCTTCACAACGTATTGCTATGGTCAGCATGGCGTACAACGCGCCCGCCCTTATCGGCCCTAATCTTACGAAACATCTCAAGGCTGGTTCAGCGGAAGATGTTAGCTTTGAGATCCTTAACAAGTCCAACGGAAACGGACTTGCCGCCCTCGATGCCAGACGTAAAAGAGAACACGACATGTTCTTCCAACACGACCAGAAGTGGGCTGAAGTCGGTAAAGGTGATGATCTAAGATCTAGCTTTAGTATTGCTTCTTTGTTTGGAATAAGTACAGCACAAGCAGGAACACTAAACCCTAATGGTCGGCGTGATGTGTACGATGCTCCTGTCGGTAATAAACCTAACAAACTCCTATCAGCACTAGCTGTTCTTGGACAAGACGGGGAAACAGCGAATACTGAAAAGACTGTTGATATACCAATTCCAAAGTCTAGACCAAAACGTCCAGACCCAATGATGAAGTACAACAACATCAATGATTTTGCTAGAGAGGTCTACCCGACATTATTACAGAAACTTACTGCGCGGACTGATAAGAAATACGCCGCGACACCCGCCCGGGCATACGGTCTATACAAAGCTCAGAAAGCTACATTCAACTTTACGACTGAGACATACGGTAATGATTTTTTCAATCCTAACGAGATGGATACTCTGAAGAACTTTATCTTGTATCTAGAGTCACAAGGTAAAACATCTGCACAGTACTACGACTACGATGAGTTCTTTGGTGTTCGCGAAGTGAACGGCATGTATCTGTCAGAGGTGGTTGGTTCTAAGGAAGGCATTAATCGTATCCATGCTGAGTATGGCAAACGTGGGATCAAACGTCTCAACGATCAGGAACTACATGAAGCAGCTTATGGAACAGACAGTTTGCTAGGCGAGAAGGCAGACCACTATATCAGCATGGCAAAACTTGCCACTGATAGTTTTGATCCAGTGTTAGGACTTGGGATGACCATTGGTCGCTTCTCGTTCCACCGTGATGATCAAGGACGTATTATCGTTGAAGATGTCTATGACTTCACTGGCATGAAGAAACGTGACTCTGCTTATAGCAAGGAGCGTAACTCTTCAGACGACAGAGGCGAAAAACCCGCATTTAAATTTAGACTTGTATTATAAGGAGAACTGAATGTCTGATCCAGTATTTGCTGATTCAGGTCATTTTACCCAACAGGAACTACCTGAATCCCCTCATGCCCGTAGAGAGGTCGTGAGAGCGCGTCAGGCGGTGTCGGGTAGTGACTACCAAACAACACAGTCAGCCGGATCACTTGGCTTCTTCGACACGTCTTACGAGATGTTTATGCAAGAGACTGTTGTTGGTGACATGATGCGTTATGGCATCGTACCAGTTGATAAGCGTTACTTTAACTATGAGTACAAACCTGGTGGGTTCAATCCGTACAAACATTTTATAGACAACCGCGACACATTGGCGGACATGGAAGATCATATTAAGTCTTACTTGTTTGAAGATGTGTATGATGAAGACCAATTCAAAGCGCGTGTGGACAGACTACGGACTGCCCAAAAGTATCGTGACCAGTTAGCTAACGGTAACTTTGCCGGTATGTTGGTTGGCGGTATAGCGGGCTTTGCTGACGTGACTACCCTTATCCCCGGGATTGGTTTAGCTAAGAAAGCTAATACGTTTAGGCGTATTGGTAGCTGGGCATTGGCTGGTGGTTATTACTCAGCCGTACAGGAAGCTGCACTACACATGCGTCAAGAATTGCGGACAATGGATGAGTCAGTTTATGCCACCATCGGTGGTACAGTACTTGGTGGGGGCTTCGGTGTCTTCGGTCGTGCGTTAGATCCAACGTCTCCTATGTATTACAAAGGCGCAAACAATCCGCTCAGTCCAAGCAACCCTGTCCGTCTGGGCATTGGTCGTATTGGTTCAGGCATGGCAAACAATGTGGTGCTAAAGCCTATCATTAAGAACGGTGAGGCAACATGGAAACTTGCCGCTGAAACACCGGTCGGTCAATCTGTGGGTGCGGCGGCAGCTAAGTCAGCGGAACTTATGAAGACAGGCGCAGTAACAGCGCAAGGAGCCGCGAGAGTTCCTATCAAAGCTATTGGTAAAGGCGGTGAGTTTGTCACCAAGAAACTTGGCGCAGTAGTTAGCCCTATCGTTTTTGGGCTTACGTCAGTATCAAAAACTATGCGTGACTTTACTGAAAGTGCTTTCAATCTTGGCGGTATCATGACTGAAGGAATGCAAGCGGGTGTCGCTAAATTTTCTGTCGAAGACCGTAAGTTAGTACGTCAACAGGTTTTTGAAAATGAAGTACTGGCACAAGCGCATGAAGAGTACATCAGTCTGCGTATCGATCTTGCTGATGGAAAGCCCTTTAGTGATACACAAGCAACCATAGCGGACGCTGGTCAACGTAGTATGCAATTAGGTAAAGACATACTGTCAGGGCCTAATGGTATGCGAGAGCGTCAGAGGAAGTTGACTGAAGATAAAGTTCTTAACGAATGGGAACTTCACGATCTTACGATGAAGGAATTATTTGATGATATCATTCCTGAAGAGATGGCTAACCTTGTAAGCCGTTTTGGTGAAAAGGGTGCAGATCTTATCATTCAATCAGTAAAACGTCAGGCTGATCGCATTCACAAAATGAATGAACATCATGCTGATGTAATGCGTGAGAAAGGATATGAGTTCGAGGACTTAGGTAAAGACTACGGGGCGGCGCAGCTTTGGAGTGCTAAAGGCATTCGCGACAAGACTGATGAAGCCCGTATGTTCTTTCATGAAGTACTAGGCACTAAACCGTCTGATGACTTCATCGATGAGTATGGACTAACACCTGAACAGTTCGAGAAACTAGGGCGTGAAGAAGTCACGGTCACAGTTAATGGTAAGTCCGAAAAGCTAAACATCGAGGAAGGTCGTGTTCAGAAGACAGAGATGTTGGAAGAGTGGAATGCTGGTGAGAAGTCGCTAGAAGAAGCAGAGCTTGAAGCGCAGATTGCGGCGGCTGAAGAAGCTGTTGTTCGCACTCAGCGTGACGCTGTTCTTGCTGGTCGCTCTCAACGCACCAATTGGACTGACATTAAGAATGCGTCACTCGATGAGCTAAAGAAGCTATTGGATAAAAAGTACGCACAACGTGCGAGGGCAAAATCTGAAGTCGATAAGCTAAAAGCAGAACGTAAGAAAGCTGGTGAGGAACTAAAAGCAGCTGAAGAAGAAATGAAGATACGGGCCAACCAGTTTCATGACACAACTACAGCCACGGCAAAGAATAAACAACAGCGTGGTGCAAACGTCAAAGAAGCTGAAGCACTCTTAAAGATGGTTGAGGGCGAAGGTACAGGAGCATCTAAGGCAGATAATGATTTTGCCCGTGATCAAGTGGTACGCGCCGACAACGAATTAAGATTGTCAGGTGAGGATGCGCTGGGCGAGGCTGTTGAAAAGGCCGCTAAGAAGCCCGTCAGTAGTCGGAGATTGGCTACACTACAGGAGCGGGTTCGTCAGCTAGAAATGCGTATCAAGACAAAGCAAGACGCTATGGATGCGTTGGATCTTAAACTTGAGGCATTTACTAAAACTGTATCTGAAGCAACTAACCGCAAGCAGTCACTTATCGACATGAAGAAGCTGAAGACAAAGTTAGCTAACGAGACGAAGAAAACCGCTCGTAAAGCCAAACGTGATCTAAAGAAGCTAAAGCGCAAAGCTAAAGCAACTGAAGCTAAAGCACCATTACATCTCTATATTGATGATTTACTGTTGAAGCTAGGCAACAAAAAGAAAGACCCATTCGGTGGATACGATAGTGAATTTGTCGTTACTGAATCTGGAAGAACTAAACGCAGACACATACGATTGACTAATGAGCAACGCCGTAGGGCTATCGAATTAGGTCTTCTTGAGTCTGACCTATATCGCATCATGATGAAGTCTGTAGATGATATAACCACACGCTTCGCGCTGAATGATGTATTCGGTAACAAGGGTATCGGTCAGATGATTGAGGATGTCCAGAATGGTATTCGCGATGACTTTAGACCCCTAATCGATACAGCAAAGAAAGCCGGTAAGAACCGCAGAGTTCGTCAGCTAGAAAGTCAACAACGTAAATCACTTAAACATGTTGAGAACACTTTTGCTCGACATCTAGGTGTATTAGGACTCCCTGAAAATGCAGAGTCGATGTTGGCATGGGCTGGGCAAATGGCACGTCAGTTTAACTATGTGCGTTATGGTTCTGGCTTCTTGATCCCGTCTACGGCTGATCTGGCTAACGTCACGTTTACATCAGGCTTCGGCACGTTCACTGCTAAGAACTTCAAGGCATGGAACAGAACGATGTCTGGTATGAGCAATCGTGAGATCAGGCTGTTAGCTATCGGCTCTGAGCGTATCTTACACAACAGTACTGTCATGAAGATGAACCAAGCAGAATCTGCGCGGGAGATGACAGGTGTTGGTGACTACGGCACAAAGACACACTACACAACAAGCTCTATTGAGCGGGTTCTAGGTGGATTATCAGAGGGAACTAATATTGCCTCTGGAATGTCATGGTGGAACACGCGCATGAAAGCACTGGCCATGGTCGCTATGCAAGATACTTTTGTCCGGCATATAAATAGATGGGATGCCATTTTAGGGTCGGCTTCTGCCAACAACATAGCCTCACAAAAGATCATCGCTGAGATGGCTAGTCTAGGGCTAGGCGTGGATCAAATCCGTGTAATCAGAAAGATGATGGCTAAACATGAGCCAGAACTTGCAGAAGGTGTGTATGAGTTAAATATGGGTCGTTGGCTCGAAGAAGGTTTCGAGGGTCAGCAAGCATATGAAGCCGTTAATATTGCGCTCAACAGTGTAGCAACACGCGCCATTATGACACCAGGTAAGGGTGACACACCGTTCCTGATGTCAAATAACTATGCCAAGATGTTATTACAGTTCCAGACATACGGCTTCGTAAGTCTCAATAAGTATATGCTCCCTGCTTTCCAGCGGATGGCGCAGTACGGAGACATGCAAGCGTTTATGTCAATGGTTCTGGCAGCCGGTCTTGGCTATGGGATTGTGGCAGCAACTGACCTAAAACGTGATGGTGAGATAAAGAAAAGGTCATTAGGACAGTGGGGATACGACATCGTAGACCGCGCAGGGTTCTTAATGTTCCTATCGACACCTATCTCAGCCGGTATTCAACAAGCCGGTCTTGGGGGTTCATCTCGATATTCGATGGAAAGAAACCGTCTGGCTCTGCTTGCAGGGCCTTCAGGTGGTCTTATCAACGACTTGCTGGATCTCAAGGATGCTACTGTTTCCGGTGACGGTGACCGTATGAGTCAGGTTGCAACAAAGCTGATGCCGTTCAAGCTATACAAACAGATAGCAGACGTGGCTTTAGAAAAATTCTAACAAAGGGGGCGAAATGCCCCCACACTTTTTCAGGAGAAACAAATGGCTTTTGCTAGAGATGTATACGAAGTGACAGATGCAGCGGGTGAAACCGACTTCAATGTCAACTTCGCTTATCTTCAAAAGTCTCACGTTAAAGTGTCAGTGAACGGTACAGCTACCACAGATTTCAACTGGCTTAACGATGGACAGCTACAGCTTGTAACTGTCGCACCATATGGTGCAATCGTTGTCTTAACGCGTGAGACATCACCGGCTGAACGGCTGGTTGACTACCAGACAGGTTCTGTTCTGTCTGAAGAAATACTTGATACTGATAGCTTGCAGGGCTTTTTCCTTGCTCAAGAAGCTAACGATGTCAAAGAACTTGTGCTTGCTAAGAACTCCCAAGATCAATGGGAAGGTGGTAACAGGCGTGTTACTAATCTGGCAGCTCCTATCGATAATAATGATGCTGTAAACAAAGGGTTTATATCTACAAATCTTCCAGCGATTAACAACGTAAACGCAAGTCTTACACAGATTACCAGTGTTGGTAATTCTATAGCAGACATCTCTCTAGTTGCCGGAACACTTGATGCCATCGAAGAGATTGCAGCCGGTGGTACAGCCACAGAGATTGCTGGTTTTAACAATTACTATAAGCAAGGGGGAACTGCCCCTGATCAACTTGAAGGTCGTATGTGGTTCGATACCCAGACTGACACGCTGAAGGTTAGTGATGGTGCTTCTTTCCTACCTTATAACACAAGCGTACAAACTGAATTTCAGGGTCTATATGTTGACGCTGCCGGTTCTCTAAAGTGGACACACGGAACAGCTAACGACACATTTGTAACATCGGATTATAATGATTGGTTCTTCGCGTTGTCAGATGTTGAAATACTCATCGACACTGATGGTCACTTGAAAGTGAGGTACTAATTATGTTTGAAGTCGATCTAGGAAAAATCAAATTTTCATGGCGTGGTGCTTACAATAATACAACCACTTACGAAAAAGATGATGTTGTGTTTCACTCAGGCACTTCGTTCATTTGTGTCAACAGTGTGACCGGAGTTACACCCGTAACATCCGCTAATCCGTTTTGGCAAGTGATGGCGTTAGGCTCAGACTTAGGCTCTGTGGCAGCTAACGCCGGTGACTTATTCTATTATGACGGCTCTGCATTTCAGAATGTAGGGGCTGGAGCGCAAGGACAAGTCCTCACACAAGGTGGACTTAATGTACCAGCATGGCAACCCGCAGACATTGTTGCGCCTGTAATTCAACAACGTGCATATCAAGACTATGTACGCAGCCAACCCTCTTCTTTTTCCAGATCGGAA